AAGTCCACGGTTCTGGGATTCAACTGCAGCTTCACGCAGACCAGCATATGCTGCGTCTTGTTCTTCTTTACTGAAGTAGTTCTTGCGGAACTTGAAGATAATCTTCTTCTCATCAGTACCTTTATCGCAAGTTTCACATTCAGAAGTACATGCTGTCTGAGTACCTAGATCGCAGTCTGGTGGCGCATAAACATCACAATCTTCTTCAACTAGAATATCATAATGTTGCTCATCAACGAACTGACCAAGTAAGTGTTTACAGTCGTATTTTTGTTTTGCTACAATAACGTTTACCATATAATCCTCTTAAAATTTAAACCCTTTGAAATCCTCTGACTTTTGCATACGACTACCGAAATCACTCTTATCAAATAGAGGTTTATCATCCCTATCATGACCAGAGTCAGCAAGTCCAACTTGAGCAGACGCTTCAACATCATACAGTTTCATTTTACTGCGGTCAATACCTACAACAAAACGTTTATAGAAGTTAGGATCGTTATAACGATTCTTCAACTGCTTCACGATAATCTGATTCAAGTTTTCAAGTTCTTCGCTTGACACCAACGCAAACATAAAGTCGGCTGTGGCTGGCAAACCAAACGATTCAGAAGTATCTTCAAGCCCTGGATCGCTATTAGCAAAACCTGAGCGAGTGGTTTGAGTTGCTGATACGATTGGTACATTATATTCAACAGCCAGACCACGAAGTTCTTCTGCAATGGCTTTAACAAAAGTATATGAGTTTACATTTGCGCCAGCTTTCATCCTTTGCGAGGAACAAATATTTAGATAATCTATAAACACGATATCTGGAACAAACTCACGCTTTAATCTTAGTTCTTCAAGCAATGCACGGAAGTGACCAGCATGAGCAGAGGCAGTAGGATATTCCTTAACAATAAGTTTACCTTGTGTTTTCTTTTTCAGCTTTTCAATACGTGATTCAAAGATATCTTTATCAACAACCTTCAACTCATCCATGGACAAGTTCAAAAGGTTTGCGTCAATACGTTCGGCGATACGTTCTTCAGCCATTTCCATGGTAATGTAAAGAACATTGTTACCTTGATTCAAACAGGCTGCACCAACATGACACATAAACAATGATTTACCAACACCAGTGCCAGCCAAAGCAATGTTCAGTGTTTTACGACTCAATCCACCTTTGGTAATTTTGTTAAACATATCAAGGTCGAAAGGAATCTTCTCCTCGACACGGTGATAGAATTCAAATCGATCTTCGAAGTCTTCGAGGTAATCATGACCGATATGATTATCAAAACAAACAGCAAGGGCATCAGAAAGAATAGAAGGTATAGCATCTTGTGTATGTTGAGGATCTTTACCCTCAAATATTTTAATTGAACCCATAATCGCCAGATAGACTGCGCGATCTTTACAAAACTTTTCAGTTGACTCAAGTAACCAATCTTGATTGGTGTCAGATTGAACTAGAGTTTTAATATACTCACCGCAATCACCCACTTCTTTGTCAGTGATACCTTTAGCATTACTAACTTCAATCGCTAGGATTTCTGGAGTTAATGTTTTGTTGTACTTATTGAAAAAATCAATTATCTGTTTAATGATAATTGATTCTTTACGGTCTCCAAAATATTCGCTCTTTAAAAATGGGATAACTTTGCGGCAATAATTTTCATCATGAATTAGATTAGTCAGAATTTGTTGTTCGATTCTCATCAGTTCCGCCAGTATATACTACATTATTCTTTAATAAATTTTCTTCAAGGAGTTCAACTAGAATGTCTCCAATATAATCCCTAAACTTATCACGCTCAAGGATACCAACAGGATTCTCTTGAATATCATATTCAAATTGAACCCTGAGGAGTTCATCTTCTTCAACTAACCGAACTCTTCCATAGGTATAAATTATACCTGAGTATGGATTGCAAGTCAACTTTATTAGTTGGTTGCCGTTGTAATCTTCATCCAAGAGTTCGTAGTTTTTGATCATTCTTCGTGATCCATCTCAGCAAGTTCTTTGTCAATTGATTCATTGGTGATCATATCGACTTGACCAATTGAATATTTGTTTTTGACAAAATCATAGAAAGATTTCTGTTGTAAGATTGGCAACCAAAATTCTTTCGTATCAGTTTCTTTGATACGATACTTCTTCTCATCACCTACAATCTGATACCAACCGTTGGATGGCTTAGTAACATGCCCTGACTCGAGCGCAAGATCAAGTAGACCGCTCCACTTGCTAATACCACCATCAAAAGATACGCTAACAGGTATTTTAGATTTTTCTTTGACATATCGACTTTTCTCTACGTTGATAATGAAGTTATAACCAACAACTTCAGTACCGTCTTTCTCTTGTTGACGACCCAAGATAAAGATGTTATCCGCAGAATAGTATGAACCTGTACCACCACCAACGATGTCTTTAGGGAACAAACCAATTTCTTTGTAGGTGTGGTTAACAACTACACATGGGATATCTTTAAGGGTCAAGTGTGGGGTTACCATACGGAACAATGACTTCATTTGTTTCGCACGGGACATATCTGCAACGGACTTTTGATCAAGTGCGTCTTCAACTTCTTTCTTAGAAGCCAAGTTACCAATCGAGTCAATTACGATAATTACTCGCTCACCTCGCTCGATGTTTTGAAGTTGCTGCATGATGTCGAACTTGAGTTGTTCAACATCTGTAACAGGAGTATGGAGCACCCTGTCAGTATCGATACCGAAAGCATCAAAATAACTTTGAGGAGTACCGAACTCAGAGTCATAGAATAAAACGACACCGTCTTTATATTTGTCCTGATATGCTTTAGCCATTAACAAGCTGAAAGCTGTTTTAAAATGTTTTGATGGACCAGCCCACATTGTAAGACCAGGTGTTAATCCACCATCCAACCTTCCAGACAACGCAACGTTGATTACTGGAATTGTGGTAGGAATCATATCCTTCTTCGTAAAGAACTTAGAATTAGCAAGGATAGAAGTATCCTTAATTGTTGAGTTCTTCTTTAGTTTCTCTAACATGCTCATAATAAACTCCTTAAATTATCTACCACGTAAAAATTGTTCAAAGTCACGCTCGCTTAAAAAACCAACATGTCTGCGGACTTCAACGTTATCATCTGACATAATTACCAATGTTGGTACACCTCTAACGTTCAACGCTTTCGCAGAATTCATATCTTGATCGATGTCAATATTAGAATATGTCCAGTCTTCTGGGATTTGATCTTTTTTGGCTTCAACAACTTTCTCTAGCATTTTACATGGTTCGCACCAAGTTGCGTAAAATTTAATTAGTTTCATATATTTTCCTTTGTGTTAAGTAGTCATATTTATCCGAAGAAGTCTTCAAGCGAGGATACTTCCTCAGCTTTCCAATTCAACGGTTCGATAATAGTTTTTAATGGTTCTACAAATGTCTTGTCAAATTGTGTGTCGTAGTCAATGAACGATTCTAGATTGAACTCCTTTGGAAGTTCTGTAATGAACGCAATGACGTTTTCGTGATATGGGTTTGGTGTTCGAAGATAAACAAATTTAATCTTGTCACCTTCCCTAATAAGTTGGTACTTCTTGTCAATACCTAATTTCTTCACATAATGATTATATAGAAGAGCAGCACGAACGTGGATCGGTGTACCTTTCTGATAGATCGGTGAACCAGCATACTGCTTCAATCCAGAAACACCACGTGGAAATGCAATAGCTTCTACAGGAAACTTTTGGAAGTCATCCCTATAACCAGAAATATACTTCTGCATAACCTTCTCATCACCCTCAAGAATAACCCTTACGGACTTCTTGAGTTCTTCGCGAATAACTGATGGAGTCGAAGAACGAACCATAGCCAAACCAAGAACCTTTAGTTTTGGAGTTGCGTATTGAACACCTTCAGAGTTATGCACGTTAAGAACATAGTTCTTCTTAGCAATCCAAATACCTTTGTCAGCCAACACTTCACGCTTCATAATCATCTTCTGACTATAAGCATTCATATACTCTGCCAACTTTTGATAAGTGTTATCAATGAACGGTTGGAAGATATCTTCACAAACCTTGTCCATGTACTTAATCTTACCAGCTTCATCTTTATCAGCAGCAAAGTGTTCAACCAACTCTTCCATTGTTAGATAGATTGAATCAGTATCAATTGCGATAACAAAGTCTTTACCTTCGGTCTTCAAGATCTTGTTCATGAAACGATTAAACTCATTAGCCATCCATTGAATAGACAACTGACCAGAAGTTGTAATACCCTCAGCCATACGAATATCGAAATAGCGGAAGTATGCATTACCCATAGCACCATAAGCTGAGTTCAAAGCAATCTTCATAGCCATCTGTAGGTTATTTAGACGACTGATTTCTTTTCGAAGTTCATTGTTACCTTTGTCATGTTCATATAGTTGTTGAACTTTCAACATCTGCTTCTTGAACTTGGAACGATTACCATACATCTGTTCCATCAACTCAGGCATGAACCCCTTGACATCTCGGCGATAGCACCAACCATTAGCAGTCATAGAAAGGTCACGTTGTTTCAAATAAGTGGTATCAACTTCTTGAGCAAGTAACTTATCAACCGTGCATGAAATCTTTTCGTGTGTGAGTGTTTCTGGTGAAATGTTATACTGCATAATCAAATGAGGATACAATGAGTTCAAGTCAAACGAGGCAACCCACTTGTGTTGGCCAACTTGAACATCTTTAACGAACGCACCCTCAAACTGTTCGGTCTTTGAACCGCCAGTCTTCATTGGAATAACAATACCTTTCTTACGCAGGTGATTGTAAATGATAGCATCCCACATACGAACCTGCGAGTAAACATCTTCGTAATTAATCTTCGCTTGATAAGCCATAGTAAGATGCAATTCGATTAGACGCATCTTATCTTCCAGCTTGTCAACCAACTCTACGTCATGAATGTTATACTCAACAAACTGTTGCCAGTGGTAAGTATAAAACTCACGGAAAGTATCTCCAGGATTCTCTTTCTTCTTATCACCTAGTTCCTGCTCTGCAATGTAGTCCAGTTTGTAGGACTCTTGTTTGGAGTAAGTATACTTTTTGTACAACTCAAGATAGTCAAGTTGAGCAATACCAGAAACATCATAATGGATTTCTTCATTACCTTTGATGAACGTCTTACGTTCAGTAATCATACCCCATGGTGAAAACTTCTTGGCTAGGGTTTCGCCAAGTTCACGAGTAATACGTTTAATCAAATATGGCACGTCAAAGAAGTCGGTATTCCAACCAGTGATGATATCTGGATAGTTTTGTTGCCACCAAATGATAAACTCTTTGAGTAAGTGTTGTTCATCTTTACAGTTAATGTAAACTAGATCGTCACGGTTATGAACGAAAGCACCAACACCAAACGTGATAATACGTTTAGAAGAAAAGTCCTTGACTGTAATCAAAAGAACTTCTTCGTTGGCAGTTATGAGGTTAGGGAAACCTTCTTCGGTCTTCGTTTCAATGTCGATTGTAAAGATTTTAATCTGTTCAATATCCCAATTGATATCATAGTCATATTGATCACTGAGGTATTGAATACCATAATTCGTTTGCCCGAAAACACTGAATCCCTGAACACCATCATAGCGTTTCAGGAAATCACGTGTTTCTCGGATTGATCCAGGTTGTACTTCATCAACGTACATACCATCAAGAGTTTGCCAGTTGCTTTTACCCTTTGAGTTTACATAAAGGGTCGGCAAATAATCTATGCGTCGTTGGTAAGGTTTACCATTTTCATAACCACGCAACAGGATTTTATCACCAGCAACTTGAACATTAGTATAAAATTCCATTAAACTTGTTTTCCATACATTAGCATCATTGCATCCAAAGCGCAATCGTGAACAGGGTGGTGTTTAATACACGCTGCACGTTCAAAGTTTGGATACTCGATTTCACAATAACCATTAGTTGTACCATAGAGAATATCAACTGCCGTTCTTACATCTCTCCACCTATTATAGTCGGTTAAAGGTTGCAAGTCAAATTTCTTTGCTAGGCTGTCAATAACTAATTGGTCAAGCGAACCACGTGCCCACATAGTGTGTTTTTGAGGGGTTGTAAACTTATTAAGCCAATTGTGCATCTTTGTAAATGCTTGCTCAACTGTTAGGTCATCTCCACTAGGATCTAAAGCGCAACCACGTACATAATGATGTTGATTCTTCCACCATTCTAAAGTGCCAAGGTCAATAGTTCGCTTGGCTTCAGTTTGTTCTTTCGCTTTGAACTTGACGTAACATGCCCCATCAAGTAGGTCTTGATAGTTTTGATTCTTTCCTGGCTCAAAGTAAACAAGAGCAGCAGAAAGAACTACGGAGTTGGATTCAACCCCAAGAGTTTCAACGTCAAACATAAACATTATAGTTCTACCTTTTCTCCATCCTTGGTAAAGAATGCACGCATCTTTTGTTCATCATTCCAAGATTTAGTATAGTCATTATCTTTATCACAAATTTCAAATGCTTCTTCTTCAGAAACCACTCGATGACTTACGATAGTTTCACCCATATCATATTGAGAGAATTCTTTAGCTTCCTTCATTACAACAGTATCCATTGCCCACTCAGGATTGGTTGCTGGTACTTGAACCATATAACGCATACGGAATTGTTGAACTGCTTCAACCAATACCCAAGCCATTTCTGGTTGCTTCTTTCGGAGTTCCCAAGAACCATCTTTACGATCAATCCATTCAACCTCATCACCGATTTTAAAACCAGATTCCTCTAGAATCTCATCATTGAGTTGAATAAAGTATTCACCATCAGGTGCCTGTTCAACTTCAACAGTCCACGATTTATTAGACATAATTTAACTCCATAAAATTAGTTGTACCTTCATCCATCACACTTAGCTTGATATCTAAATTAGCTTTTTCAATATCATCATAAAATTTATTAAGAATACTAGAAGTCATTCCAGAAAGTTTATAGTTATTTTTGTGACACTCATAAACACTTCCACTATAACCATGGAACTTGTACCAGTCGCCATCTTGT